AAAGAAAATTCAAGACAGTGATTTTATTCAAGAATATTCTTACGAGTTAAAATCAACGGTAACAGTTGCAAAATATGAGCAAGTATTAAAAGACACAATGCATCTTGCTGGTACAAAAATGTTTGGCAACTTTGAATATAATAAACTTACCGGACCAACCTTAACTCATAAATTCGCTCTAAGAGTAAAAGACGATTATATCGTTGGTGGAAGTCCAATTGTTGGGCCAGATCAAGATGTCGGTGATCAGACGGTGAGAGCTGATAGCGTCGTTTATTCTGTTGATACTATTAACATTACTTCTGATAACGCTTAAATAAATAACTATAAAAACTAATAGGAGCTCACATGGCAAAGCAAGTTATTAACTACGGCACAGCAGCCAACGACGGAACCGGTGACGCGCTTAGAAATGCCATGATTAAAATCGTGTCTAACTTTGACGAGTTATACGATGGGCAGTTTTCAGGCAGCTGGAACAATCTGAGCGATATACCAAACTCACTCATTGGAATTTTTGGTATTGTAGACGGTTCTAACAATCAAGTATTAACAACAGACGGAAATGGAAATTTAACGTTTGCTAACGCAACTGCGTCATTTAATACAGGAGATATTGATGCGCATTTAAACGTTAGTACTGCTGCTAATAATCAAATTTTATCTTGGGATGGTACTGACTATGCTTGGGTGAATGATGCTACAGGCGGCAGTGGCGGTGGCCTGTCTAATACAGAAATTATAAATCTTGTAACTGGTTCAGATTTAGATATGGGTGGCAATAAAGTATTATTTGCCAATGTGTACGATCAGGTTTCAGATCTACCAAGTGCTTCAACATATCATGGCATGTTTGCTCACGTACACGCAACGGGTAAAGGTTATTTTGCTCACGCAGGTGCATGGGTAGAACTTGCTAATATGTCTGATGTCAGCGGCGGTGGCGGTAACACAGGTACTCTTGAAACAAGAACCACTAAAGTTCATACCGCAACAAGCTTAGGAAACAATACTCAAGTTACGGTAAACATAGACGGATTTAAATCTTTCGGATTAATGAAAATTGAAACTTCACATGCATCATGGGTAAGACTTTATACAGATGCTACTTCGCAAACAAACGATGCTTCTCGTGCGCAAACATCAGACCCTGCACCTGACGCCGGTGTTCTTGCCGAAGTAATTACAACAGGTGCACAAACTGTAAAACTTTCGCCGGGAGTGTTTGGATGGCTTGAATCTGGAAATCAAATTCCAATGACAGTGAAAAACTTATCAGGCTCAACACAAAACGTTGTTACAACTTTAACACTTGTTCAGCTAGAGGCGTAAAATGGAACGCAGAGAATGGATTGTTACTCTTCATCGTAAAGAAGATTTAGAATCTTTTTATGAAGATATGGAAACACCCGGTGGCAATCTGTTTATTCCAGATAGAGCCGTTGAGGTTGCGAACAAAAGATTAATTAGTCGTAATACTCATTACATGCTTACTGACGAAGAAGTTGAATTGGTAAAAGCAGATCCAAGAGTTTGGGATTGCGATTTAGCAGAGCTTGTTGATATTACAATCAAACCTCAATATACAATTACAAATGGCGCCTTTGATAAAGCATGGGGTGATTCGGCTACAGACGTAAACTGGGGTTTATTAAGACATAGCGAAGCCACAAATAGAAATAACTGGGGCGACGGCGGTGTATCAACAATTACTACAGATTTAACAATTACTGCGTCTGGTAAAAATGTTGATGTTGTAATTGTTGACGGGCATATAGATCCTCTTCATCCAGAATTTGCGGTTAATCCTGACGGCAGTGGCGGAAGTCGAGTTGTTCAATTTAATTGGTTTTCATTAACTAATCAAGTAACCGGTGGTTCTAATGGAACATATGTTTATACACCATACGTAGATAGCGGTAATGCTGATAGAACTAACGATAATAATCATGGTTGTCATTGTGGCGGAACTGTTGCTGGTAACTCACAGGGATGGGCCAGAGATGCTAATGTTTACAATATAAGTCCATATGGTACTAATCCTAATAGCCTCTCCAGCTCATTTATGTGGGACTACATCAGGGTTTGGCACAATAGCAAAGCAATTAATCCTGCAACGGGAAGAAGAAACCCAACAATAACAAATAATAGTTATGGATCTGTGATTACATGTGGCGATAATAATTTTGATAATATTACAGAATTTACTTATAGAGGTGTTGCTTATAACCCAGGCAGAGATTTAACTGAAGCAGAATTGGATGCTCGTGGCTGCTATACACCAAGCGGAATTAATGTAGATTTTCCAAACTATTTTACTTCTCGCCAAGCTGATATGCAAGATGCGATTGATGATGGAATCATTATTGTAGCTTCTGCTGGTAATGATGCTTGGAAAACAGTAAATAGTTCAGATCAAGATTACAACAATACTTGCAAAGTTGCTTATTTTGGAACGTCTTACACTTTTTATCCGCATAGAGGAACGGGATCTGGTGCCGGTTATGCACCAATTATCAATGTGGGCGCACTTGGTAATGATAATAATGAAGATAAAGCATCATTTAGTAATTGCGGCAGTCAGGTAGATGTTTATGCAGCAGGCGAAGCAATTAATAGCAGTGTACATGAAAAAGCTGGTGATATTGCAGATCCAAGATTATCAGGATATAATTTTGACAAGTATCAAGGTACGAGTATGTCAGGTCCTCAAGTTGCGGGTGTTTTAGCTTGTCTTGCAGAGTCGTGGCCAAATATGACTCAAGCAGAAGCACATGCTTGGATTGTAGATAATGCAGCTGAAAATTTAATGTTTGATACACAAGCAGATGATCCAAACGATATTCAAAGTTTGCAAGGTGCTCCAAACAGAATCCTTCGTTGGATTAACCAAAGACCAGAAGATGGGAATACTGTTCCCAAGAAAAATTTTAAACCGAGACCAACAAGTGGACGTACTTACCCTCGTCCTCTCATACGTAGGCGCGGCTAAAAATCTTTATAAATATTAAAAAAGCTCAAGGTGTGAAATGGCAGAAGTCTTAACAACAAAACTCAAGAACGATACTTTACGTTTGTTCTATGATGATATCGCAAACAACGAATTTTACTTCGCTGTCTCGTCAATTGCATTGACTGAGCTTACAACTGTTGACGCGGTGAATTCGCAGTTTAGTAAAAATGATTTCTTAGAAAATATTATTTTTGGTAAGCAAGTTTTAACTTCAGATATTAAATATATGATTAGATATTATCCTTGGCAAAAAGATAATGTTTATACTCAATATGATGATAAAGTAAATTTAGACGGCACTAATTTTTATGCGGTTGTCGAACCAAATAACAACGATTCTGGTGATTATCGTGTTTACAAATGTTTAAACAATAATAACGGCTCAGCTTCTACTACTCCACCAAATTATAATGCTGAAACAAATCAGCAGCTTTATTTAATGCCTGATGGATACTTGTGGAAGTTTATGTATTTCTTAACTGAGCAAGAGTTTGAAGCGTATAATGCGGTCGGTTATATTCCATTGCCTGGAACTTTTAATGAAAATCCAGCAAACACCGCAATCACTGGTTCACCAGTAAGTAGTATCTTTGTAGAAAATTATATTGATAACAACGGTTATGTTCATATCGATAGTGCTGCAGTATTCGGCCCTGCTCAAAACGATGGAACAATTGTAATTACTGCAGAAGGTTTATCAGAAATTAGTAATTACTATTCTGGTATGACTGTATATATTACGATTAGTTCAACACAAGAGTCGCATGCTTACACTGTTGATACTTACACATTCGAGCAAGGAACCGGCAGAGGTAGATTTAAAGTACAAGGCGATCCTTTAGGAGACGGAGTCGTAAATGGCTCGTCCGCTAAAATTGTACCTACAGTAGAAATATCAGGAGATGGAACTGGCTGTACAGCAATTCCAAAATTGGATGATGGGACAATTAAAACCATTGAAGTAATCAATACAGGATCAAATTATAATAATATTGTTGCTACAGTAAAAGATCCGTTATTTAATTTTGATCCTGACGATAATAATTCTATTGATGTTAGGGCTGTTTTAAGACCAATATTGGCTCCAAGAGGAGGCCATAACTATAACCTAATTGATGAGCTGCAATGCCGTCATGTTTTACTATATGGTTATATTACAGAAACAGATAATAATGCAATTGGTAAATCAAACAGTTATTCTGTGGTTGGATTAGTTAAAAATCCGACATTTACACCTGATCCTGCAAACAATCAAATTACAGATTCACCAACGATTTTTGACAATAGAATTGAAATTATTACAGATGATTATTCAAAAGTAACAATCAATTCTTTAGTATCTCAAATCGATGTAGATAATAATAAAACATTTGAAGGTAGAGTTCATTCAGTAAAAGCAAGTTCTAATTCTATTTTCTTGTGCAGTTATATGGGTCCTTATGTAAATCAAGCAAATAATGATATTGCTTTAGACCCTACTAAAGATTTGATCAATGCAACAGGTCAAAGATTGCAAATAAATACACCAGTAGCCAACAATATTATTGAATCACGGTATACCCAAAGATCTGGAACAGTGTATTTTATGGAAGACTTTGTTCCTCTTGAACGAACAGAAACTTCTAGAGAAGAATACAAGCTAGTCTTGGAAATTTAAGGAAACATAAGTAGATGCCTATTAATACAGACTTAAATATCGCGCCATATTTTGACGACTTCGATATTGAGAAACAGTTCTACAAAATCCTGTTTAAACCAGCGTATGCTGTACAGGCGAGAGAGCTTACTCAACTTCAGACAGTTCTTCAAAACCAGGTCGAACAATTTGGAGATAACGTCTACCAAGAAGGTAGTGTTATTAAAGGTTGTAACTTTACAGATCTCAACGGTTTGAAATATGTAAAAGTTGTAGATAAAACCGGATTCGACGTAGAAACTTTTATTAGTGGACCGTCCATCATCACTGAAAGTGGTGTTGAAAAAGAGGTAGACATTGTTTACGAACTCGAAAGTGGTACTGGACTTAAGGCATCGGTCATTACTGCTTCTCGTGGTTTCGAAACACGTCCACCAGATCTAAATACTTTTTATATTAACTATTTGAATACTGAAGATGCAGGTAAATCTGCGTTCGCGGCTGGTGAATTAATTACCATTAACAAATATGTTTATGAAAAGTCTGCAGAAAGAACTGATCTTCAAGAGCTT